CTACTGGAGCATCGATAATTTCTAAGGATGATCCCAGCGCTATATCGGGAATAAAAAAGTTACAAAATTTAGTTATAAAACATAGAGATTTAATCAATCGCCTTTTTTTAACTTTGGAACAAAATGAAAAATTTGTAGAACTGGTACCACTTACATTGCAAGCCAAAGGGGCCTTGACCGCTTTTATTAATACAAATTATGAAGAACCCCCGCCTCCAGTAGCGGAGAGATTGACCAAATTTAAAAGGAGCAACAAAATGAAAATCACCGAAGCACGATTAAAAGAACTCATCACAGAAGAAGTTGAATTATATCTCCTTAAAGAAGAAATAGCTTATCTTGATGAGGGTATCATGAAGTACCTCGATAAGTTATTTGGCCGCCGAGAAGCGTGGGAAGATTTAGTTGATGATGTGGACGACGACGGAAAAGTAGAAAAAGAACTCTTTTTGAGTATGCCAAGTAAAAAGAAGATTGCTACTCTGGGACTCTTGGCTTTCCTTGGTGCCTCCGGCACGGAGGTATTTGGCCCCGGCGGGGTATATCAGCAAAGTTCCGCCGGCCACCAAGAGATGGCCCAACAAGTAAGAGACAGTTTGCAAGCCGCCGCAGAGAAATCAAAAAAAGTTAGTAACTTTAGAAAAGCGGCCCAAGCCGAAGGGGATATCGCGTCCATTTCCTCTCAATCGCAAGTTGACGATCTTATGGACGACATAAGACAAAACTATTCATTAGAAAGTGCGCCCCTCGGCGCTGGCCCGGGACTTTTTATCGATGGCGATCCAAATCTGCCTGCTGCTGGCTTTGCTTATGTACCAGCAGATCAAATTTCTGATGATACAATGTTGCCATTTGTTGGAATGACAAAGGCAGATTATGAAACATATTTAAGAGTGGCGTGGCTACCTTATGAGGGGGGCGATCAAGATCTAAAAGATTTTGTTACCGGTGGTGGAAGACAAGGAACATCAGTTCTTTGGTCGTATCAAGATTCCTTATTCGCTCCGGTACTATCCTATTCATCAAGCCCAGAATTACAAAAGAAAATGATAGATTATTATGGCGAAATATCTGAGAGAACATTGATATTGCCGTTGGAGTGGTCCGTAGCCAAGGGACTAGTCGATACTAGAGCAGCGAGAGAATAATTTACTTGCGCACCTCTCAGTAACGTGTTATAATATAGATATGAAGATAAGAAGGATGACACAATTCATCTCGCAGTCAATAATAGAAGGTGTTCTTCTGTATCTGTTCTTTGCTTTATGGATGGTTTTATTCCAATCAATATAGGAGATAAATGAAGTTCGCTCATATAAGTGATACTCATATCAAAAATTTAAAATATCATTACGAGTATCGAATTATTTTCGATCAACTATATAAGAAATTAAAAGAAGAACAGGTCGATTGCATCGTTCATTGTGGCGATATAGCACACACAAAAACACAGATCTCGCCAGAGTTTGTGCAGATGTGTTCTGATTTTTTTCGTACTCTTGCTGACATTGCGCCAACGTATATTATTCTTGGCAATCATGATGGCAACCTTAAGAATAGTAGTAGGCAGGATGCGCTGACGCCAATCGTAGATGCGCTCGATCTTGAAGATCTTCATTTGCTGAAAAACTCTGGTGAAACTCAACTAAACGATAAGTTCTGTTTAAATGTTCTTTCTGTTTTTGATCGAGAAAACTGGATAAAGCCAACCGATCCAGGGAAGATTAATATTGCCTTATATCATGGTTCGATTTCTAATTGCAAAACAGATATGAATTGGACGATGGCGAATGGCGAAGACGATCTTTCCATTTTTGATCATCACGATTTCTCGATGCTTGGTGATATTCATCGGCGCCAGTTCTTGGATGAAGTCGGCCGCGTTTGGTATGCCGGCTCAACTGTTCAACAGAATCACGGCGAGACAAACGACAAGGGCATTTTGATTTGGGATATCAAGTCGAAGAATGATTGGGGCATTGAGCCAATCGTATTTGAAAACCCGAAACCGTTCTTTACAATCGAACTCACGATGAAAGGGAGGATGCCTCGCAATCTTAAGGTGCCCACCGGTGCTCGTTTGCGTCTTGTGTCTAATAATAATTTGCCTCTTGATGTGATGCGAAAAGCACTCGATATTGCCAAGCACCGATACAATCCAGAATCTATTTCATTTTTGAATCGCTCCGCTGGAATACGGGGTGACGTTGAAGATTTGGCCAACTCTCTTCAAGTAGAAAACTTGCGAGATGTTAACATTCAGGAAGAACTGATTGATGAGTATTTAAAAGACTATCAGGTTGACACAGATACTCTCGAAACTGTTTACGAACTGAATAGAAAATATAACAAAATTGTTGAAGAGGGTGAAGAAATCTCCAGAAATGTTAACTGGAAGATTAAGAATTTTAAATGGGACAACCTATTTAATTATGGAGAGAAGAACAACGTTGATTTTTCTAGCTTGTCGGGAATTGTTGGTATCTTTGGAAAGAACTTTTCCGGGAAGAGTTCTATTGTCGATGCTGTCCTTTATACTCTCTTTAATACAACCTCCAAAAACGAACGAAAGAACCTCAACATCATTAACCAAAACAGAGAATTTGGACGAGGCATTTTAGAGATTGAAGTTGGAGAGAAAACATATACGATTGATCGCACTTCTGAAAAGTATACCAAGAAGCTAAAAGGCGAAGAAACACTTGAAGCAAAAACTTTGCTGAATTTTGAAGTAACCGATCATATAACGGGAGAAACCACCTCGTTAAACGGCGTCACACGCAACCAGACCGACGCAAATATCAGAAAGAGGTTTGGGTCCATAGATGATTTTCTCGTGTCTTCTATGGCCTCTCAGCACGGTGCATTGACGTTCATTGAAGAGGGTTCAACCCGTCGCAAAGAAATCATCGCCAAGTTCCTTGATTTAGAACAATTTGAAAAGAAATTCAAACTTTCAAAGGAAGATTCCATTGATGCTAGAGGCGCCCTGAAAAAACTTGAAAACAAAAATTATGATGAAGAACTGGAAGAGGCGAAAGAAGAGCTTTCTTTTCAGCGCGGTACACTTGAGAAAAACGAGGATCGGTGCAAAGTTCTTATCTCCAAACTTGAGAAGCTTGAAAAGGGCTTAACAGAATCCGAAAGTGCGATTGAAAAAGCCCCCACGGAAGTAATTGATTATGCTGAGATTACAGAACAACTACAACACAAAAACAATCAACTTGTATCTTTGAAGACGCAGATAACAGAAAACAAAGAGCAGATTATTAATAAGAATGAGTTGCTTGAGAAGATAATAGAATTTGTTGATGGTTTTGATTATGAAGAACTTTTGACCAAACAGAATAAAATTGAAACCATTAATGAAAATATTGAAATACATTTAAAGGAGTTGTCTGATCTCGAAAGAGAGATTGAAATTTCAGAAAAGAAGATCAAACTGCTTGATGGAATTCCTTGTGGTGATTCGTTTCCTTCGTGTAAGTTTATCAGAGACGCCAACGCATCTGTCGCACGATTACCAGTATTGGAAGAAGAGCATGCGAATGTTGTCGAAAAACAAGAAGAAGCAGAAATAACCCTTTCAGAAATTAATCCAGAGCACGTTCAAAAATTATTGAACAAGTACGATAAATTGATTGAAAAAAGAGGTGAGATAACCAAAGAGATTTCAGAATTAGAGAATCAACTTGAAAGAAATACAAGCGCTGTTGTGATCACAGAACACGAAATTGATAAATTAAATATTAAAATTGAAGAGTATAATAATAATAAAGAAGCCATTGAGAATTTTGGATGCCTGCTTAAAGAGAAGAGAAAACTTGAAAACTCGATTAGATTAAATAAAAGTGAATTGGAAAAATATCAAGCAAACACTTATGAATTATATCGACAGGTTGGTTCATATGAACAACGAGTTGAATCTATTAAAGATGCCAAGCAAGAATATTTAAATCTTCGCAGAGAATATGCTGCGTATGATTTGTTTATGCGTTGTATGCACCCCAACGGAATTGCTTACGATATTATCAAAAAGAAGATTCCTATAATCAATCAAGAGATTGCAAAGGTTCTTGCGAACATTGTTGACTTTGAGGTGTTCTTTGAAAGTAACGGAAACAAGCTTGATATCTTTATTAAGCATCCAAAACACGAGGCGCGCCCGATTGAGATGGCATCTGGCGCAGAGAAGACGATGGCTGCGATGGCCATTCGTTTGGCGCTTTTGTCTGTTTCATCGCTTCCAAAGAGTGATTTGTTTATTCTTGATGAGCCTGGAACTGCATTAGACGAAGAAAATATGGAAGGCTTTATTCGCATTTTGGAACTAATTAAGGTATATTTTAAGAACGTTCTCCTTATCTCACATCTCGACTCCCTGAAGGACTGTGTAGATAGGCAGATTGTAATTGAGAAAAAGCGCGGATACGCGAGGGTAAATCAATGAGTAACGATAACGAATTTGACTTTGCTCCTCCAGCAACACTTCCACCAGACTTTCAAAAAGAAGAAGAAGAAGATAGGTTTGAAGAAGAAGTTGCTGTAGAGGATTTTGGTTTTATTGAGGGTTTCGGTATTATGGGAGGAGCACAAGATGAAGATCTCCTTCCAGACAATACTGCCATCTCTTCTTTAAATGTTGGTATTGTTGGCGTCGGTGGCGCCGGAAACAAAATGGCTAAAGCGTTTATGGACATTGGATTCAGCAAGACGTTACTTGTTAATACCACAGGCAAGGACATTCCAAAAGGAATAGGAGAGGAGCATGTTGTTTTAATTCCCAACTCTGACGGAATTGGCAAGGATGTGTCATTGGGAAAATCTATATTTAAATCAAATGGTACCGTTGTTGAAGATGCCCTAAGAACAAAACTTGGAAATGTTGATTGGTTGTTGGTTCTTGCTGGTGGAGGTGGCGGGACTGGTTCTTCTGTTGTTGCTTTACAGGAAGTGTTTCAGCGTTATTTAAAATCTGTTGAAGCCGGCGGTGAAGTTCTATACGTGGTCTCTTGGCCGACAGCGCAAGAATCTTTAAACCCGGCGATTAGTAGGAACGCCCTTTCGTTGATAAACGATGTTACTGATTTGCCTCATGTTATTATTGATAACGAAAGACAGACGAAGTTATTGAGAGGAAACGTTGGGATGCTTGGACTTTATCCATATGCCAATACTGCTTTCGCAAAATTACTAGCACAAACTTTGAAACTCTCGACAGAGATTTCCCCTATTCAATCTTTTGATTCGAAGGATTTGGAAACTTGTTTGAGAAAGGAAGGGAGAATGTTTATTGGTTCGACGGTTATTAAAGATCCCGCTACATCTAAGCTTGGTTCTCTCATTCTTCACAATTGTTTAACTCGTGCCGTGTGCCCGCCTCCAAGCGGAAAGCCCCAAACTGGAACGCTTATTTTGGTTGCTTCGGAAGATATGGTTGCCGATCCAAAAATTAGTAAACATTTGGAGGCAGCCATTTCTTACGTTGGTGGCCGCACAGAGACACTTTTTTCAGGAGTTTATGTTCGGAGAAACGTTCCTGGCCTAATCGCAATACTATGTATGAATGGTATTGAAAGAGGAAGATAAAATGAAAATTACTACAGCAAGACTTAAAAAGATTATTAAAGAGGAGATCGAAGTTACTCTAACCAACGAAGAAGCCGCCGAGATGTTTGGCGAAGAAATTCTTGAGGAGTTGGAAGAAGGTATTGAGAACTTAACGCCAGAAAATATACAGATGGCTTTTGACATGGTTATACAAGTTGCTAAAAATCTCGCCCCAGCCGCGATTCTTCCAGCGCTTCTTACAATGCTTAAGCAATTAAGAGATCAGGCTCGGGGCGAAGAAGAGGCTCCGACAGGAGTTGAATTATAAAATGAAAATTACGACAAAAAGACTCAAAGAGATCATCATAGAAGAATTAAACGAACTTGGCGGCGCCGCTCGTAATTTGGGTGCGGTAGCGGGTAGGGCAGGACAGGAAGTAGATAGTCCCGATCACTCTTTGCAGGGCCCAGAACAAATTGCCGAAGATGATTTAACTGGTCTTTTAGTTGATTTGGGGCGCACTCTGGTAGAATGGGAACAAAAAGAATATCCATCTGATGAAGAAAGATACATGAGCTATTTCAAAGATATTCAGGAATTAGTAGAAGAATATGATCCTTGCGCTCATCCTGGCCAAAAGTGCGACCAAGCACATCCAAATCAAAGTCACGAGGAGTGTATTGCAGTAACGATTAATGATGGGTTACAGGAAGAAAAAGCAAAGGATAATCCTTGGGCGATTTGCACAGCATCTGTTGGCCGCGAAGACAAAGAAAAGTATGAAAAATGTGTAATGAACGTAAAGAAAGAAAAAGGTATTAAGTGAGGTAATTAATGATGAGTTACGCAAGAGGCAAAGTAGACAAGTTTATCGAGAAAATGATTTCTCGCAAGTTTTTGGTTTGGGTAACGGCCACAACCCTAATGCTTACGGCCGGCCTCGAATCCAGTGATTGGGTTATTATCTCGGCGCTTTATATCGGCGGTCAAGCTGTCATCGACGGCATTGCCACATTGAAGGGTTTAAATGGTTAGTACGAAGATTTTAGATTTTGTTGTCAAACACTGGAAAGAATTATTAATCATCGTCTTAGCATTGCTTGTAGTCGGAAAATATCGTTCCGATTATAAACAACTAGAAAGTGTTTATGAAGCGGAGCAGGCATCGTTAGAAGCACAGATTGATGGCTTGAAAAACATTCACGAGCGCGAACTAGTTCGCAGAGCGCAGGCTTTAGAAGACTACAGGGGCGCCCTTGCAGAGCTAGAAAGAAATTATCTTGAGAGCCAGCTTCAATTAGAAAGGTCAAGAAGAGAATACAAAGAAAAATACATTGAAGATTTTTCTGAAAACGAAGACGCACTAATCGAGGAAATAGAAGAAGTTTACGGATTCGAGAATGCTCCTTAGCTTTTTATTATTAACATCAATAGCAACTGCTGAAGATCCCGGAAAGTTTATGATTATGGGAATGAATGAGTGCGCTCGATATGAGGGTGTTTTATTTGATGTAACTGCCACAGCAGAAATCCTATCCAGAACAAAGATTAGAACAGCAGAATGCAATTTGAGAGTTGATACCGAACTCGAAAAAAAAGAAATTGAATTTGATCTTGAGAGAGAAAACTATGAGATTAAATATACATCACTAAAAGATGAATATGATTTGGTCTTGGAGCAAAAAGATTTACAGATACAAAGTCTCGAAGAAGCAATTAAAAAGCATTCTCCAAGAAATAAGTGGATATGGTATGCTGGTGGCGTAGCAAGCGGGATTGCCGTTACATATGGGGCATATAGAGTATTCAATAATGAAGGATAATCCAAATCGTATTGCGGCCATTGAAAAAGCAATCTCTGAGAAATATGGAGACGATACAATCCAGAACCCAAAAGCAAATTGGGATGAAGAAAAAGAGAAAGAATATCTTGCCCAGATGAAAGAGCTTTATCAAAAAGTTAAGAAAAATGATGAATGGCAAGAGAAAGTTGATTTAAATGGTATAAAGGTTTCAAAAAAACTATTTAATAGAGATTCGACTAAGTATTGTCCGGTCTGCGGTTCTTTCGCAAGAAAAGCAAAAGATGATGTTTGTTTGATAAAGTTTAATTGCTGTGAGATGTGTTTTGGAAAATATGTCGATGGCAGGGAGAAACGCTGGCTAGACGGCTGGAGACCAACAAAAGAGGAAGATAAATAATGGCTACAGTATATGAAATCGTTCAGGGATTATCACAGGCGGCAGCGAATGCTTTTGATGGCGCCTTGGATGAAAAAGGAGAAATGTTAGAGGCAGGACTCCAAAGAGAAGAAGGCGATCCTATTCTTGATAAAAGAGTGATAGACGGCTTTAACATCAGATTCTACGGGGATAAGATGTGCCTAAGCTATCAGTCTGAAGTTCAGCTTAAAGAGGTATATGCCAATGGTTTTGAATCCGATGTTGAACAGAGAATAGCTGACATTGCAAAATTTCTTAAGAAAGAATATAAGAAGATTACCGGCAACACCGTGACACTAACAAAGGAAGAAGAAATAGATATGATGGTTGAAAGAACTTCCAATATTCGTAGTTGGGTTACCGCATATCAGGTTTATAAGGTTGGTGGTCTTGGCGAGGGAACTGATGAACTTGATACCCCCTCTAAAGATAGATTAGAAACAAATTGGAAAAAGTTTCTCGATCTTGGCGGCTGGAACGGTACCGGCGGAAAACGCCCCGATAACGACACACGGAAGAAGGGTTCCGAGGTCGAGAAGAAATGAGAAAAAACAAACGCCGATTTGATCCTCGTTACTTTATGGACGAGAAGACAGACAAGAAAGTTATTAAAGTGGATGAGAAGACAGAAAAGAAAGTTCTCAAAGAGGTCATGCCGCGGCACACGCAGTTGCCGGATGAACCCGATCTTCTTCAATATGCCGATGAGCAGAGAATGGATCAAATTTCCAAAGAACTGGAAAAACAATTTGTACATCATACGATAGTGACCGTGGAGGTGCCAGATTTTGATGGCTCTATGGTTGACCTTGATACTTTTCTAACGAAAATGGGAAACTATGTTGTTACGGGCGATGTAAGTATGAAGCAAGCAAAAGTATATATAGATCAAATTGTAGATAATCTGACGGTGGATCGAGACGTTCTGAATTATTGGAGTGACCCCCGTGATTACGAAGATGACCCAGATTATTCACTCCAAGAGGTAAAGCCAGGTGGTGGAGAATACCAGGATCCATATTCCGGAGATTATTCTTCGCGATCACGCGCCGGCACAGACCTAAATGAAAAATTCGATACAGTAGTAGACGCCCTAGGACAAATTGGGGAAATTGCACACGGTGCCGTTAGCGCAGTCCAAACCGAAAATGATTAATGAGTTTTCAATTAGACAAAAAACAAACTGTAAAGGAAATAGTAAAGTGCGGTAAAGATCCCGCTTATTTTTTAAAGAATTACGCCCGTATATCCCACCCGATGCACGGGCTTATTTTATTTGATACATACGATTTTCAAGACGATCTATTAAAAGACTTTAATGATTATCGTTTTAATGTTATACTCAAGGCACGACAGTTGGGTATATCAACAATCACTGCTGGTTATATCGTGTGGATGATGCTCTTCCATCGCGATAAGGCAATCCTCGTTATGGCAACGAAGTTCGCAACAGCAGGAAACTTGGTTAAGAAAGTCAAGGGAATTATGCGTAACATTCCAGATTGGTTGAAGATTGCGACAATCAGTGTTGATAACAGAACTTCTTTTGAACTTTCCAATGGTTCATCAATTAAAGCCGCATCCACATCTGGCGATGCCGGCCGCTCAGAAGCACTATCTCTTTTGGTGCTTGACGAGGCAGCACACATTGAAAACCTCGAAGAACTATGGACAGGTTTGTATCCCACTCTATCAACTGGTGGTCGCTGTATTGCGCTGTCAACCCCTAATGGTGTTGGGAACTGGTTTCATAAAACCTGTATTGATTCTGAAGCCGGCGTAAATAATTTTAATTTGACTACGCTTCAATGGGATGTACACCCAGATAGAGATGAAGAATGGTACAAAAAAGAAACTAGGAATATGTCCAAGCGCCAGATTGCGCAAGAGTTACAATGTAATTTCAACACCTCTGGTGAAACCGTTATTGATCCCACAGATATGGAATGGATGTTATCTCTTCATAGAGAACCCAAATACCGTACAGGTTTTGATCGCAACTTTTGGATTTGGGAAGAATACGATCCCACTTGTAATTATTTGATGGTTGCGGATGTAGCTCGCGGAGATGGCGCAGACTATTCTACGTTTCATATTATCCAACTAGAAACTTTAGAAGTCGTTGGAGAATATCAAGGTAAGGTAACTCCCGATATGTATGCCAATATGTTAAATCAAGTAGGCCGAGAATATGGTGGATGTATGCTGGTGGTTGAAAATAACAGTATTGGATATACGGTGTTAGATAAGCTTATAGAATATGGGTATCCCAATTTATACCATTCGGTTAAATCAACTCACGAATATATTGAGCAACATCAGGCGGAAGTTCGCAACAGCGCAATTGCCGGCTTCTCTACCACGTCAAAGACGCGACCTCTAATTGTTGCGAAATTGGAGGAGTTTATAAGAAATAAACTAATTAAAACATATTCATCGCGACTAACTAATGAATTTAAGACTTTTATATGGAA